AAGACAAAGATCCACCTAAATGTGATTTTATAATACAAAGCTATGACACAGCTTTTCTTAAAAAAGAATCTGCCGACTATAGTGCTATAACCACGTGGGGAGTCTTTGAGACCGAGGACCATGGAATGAATATAATATTATTAAACGCTTTTAAGGATAGATATGAGTTTCCAGAACTGAAGAAAGTGGCTCACGAAGAGTATCTATTCTGGCGTCCTGATATGGTAATTGTAGAGGCCAAGGCATCAGGAGTGCCTCTCACAGCTGAGCTGAGAGATATGGGAATCCCAGTTGTTAACTTTACACCGAGCCGAGGAAATGATAAGCATGCAAGAGTAAATTCAGTATCACCACTTTTTGAGACAGGATTGATATGGGCTCCTATGCACCAACATTTCGCTCAAGAGGTCGTGGAGGAATGCGCTGCGTTTCCGCATGGAGATCACGATGACTATGTCGACTCTATGACTCAAGCGATTATGCGTATTAAACAAGGTGGCTTAGTTCGTAATAAAGATTCTTACAAAGATGAACCGCTGCCAGATAGGAGTAGATTAGAATATTATGGCTAGACGAGAACTAGTAAATACAATTGTTCAATTATATAAAAAATTAGGTGGTAACACTAATGATGTTCTTGGAACTAAAACTAACGTAAGTTTTTTAGGTAAAGGTAAATCACCAGAGCTGATGTTAGACATGGACATCAACGAAGATGCATTAGCCATATTACCACAATCAAAAGCAGTAGAAGAATTAACAAGTTCAGTAGGCTACGCTGTAGCTGGTAAGCTAAATGATATTCAAGCAAACAAATTATTATCTAATATGAAGAAGATGGAGAATGTTTATTTTCCACCTGCAGAACCAAAAAATGTAACAGATATTGCTACAAGAATTGGGGGCTTAGATAAAGCTGGTTTGATGTCTTTGAGAGGAACAGATATGAAATCTTATTTAAGAAAAGAATTAGGTATAGATGATTTACGAGACCCTGATTACGAAGCCGCTGTAAAAGGATTAAAAGAAGAAGTTGATCTACCACCACCAGGTTCACGTGGCGGACCAGACGATATTGCAGCGCCAACTCAATCAGCAGATGAAGCATTTAGAAATATGGCAAAAGCTGTTGATGAATCACAAGGTTTAGGTCAAACAGGTAGAGGTCTAGAATCAATTAAAAATGTTCAGAACAATAATTTAATTGTAAACGAATTAGTAGATACAATTTATTTAAATGCAGGTGTAACACCTGCAGCTCAACCAACTGTCAGAGCAAACGCTAGAGATTTTTTAAATAGAATAAAAGATTTAGAAGACCCACAGTTTCCAGGTGGTCCAACTCTATCTAGTGTTATGGAACCAGATGATTTTAAATTTATGACCGAAGGTGGAGGCGCAGGATTAGGTGACCCACTTTTATTGGTACAAAAATATTTTGGACCAAAAGTTGCAATAGCAATCGCAAAAATAGATAATCCAAAAGACATTCAAACATTTGCAGAAAGACTTGTAAGAGTCAAAGATGGTAGAGGTAGGTCTGTAACTGATAGAATGTTTGATCCAAAAACAGTCAACCCAGAAGATTTTGAATTTGCAGATGGTGGTAGAGTTCCTTTCTTTATTGGTGGTGCTGCTGGAAGAATGGGTTTCCAAGCTTTACGTAAATATGGTTTTACAGGCAAAGATATATCACGAGCGTTTGCAGGTCTTGGCACAGATAAAACTTTAGTTGGAAAAGAAAAAACAGAATACTTTAAACAGTTAAATAAAGTTTTAAAAAACCCAGATGATTATCCAGACGCAATCAAAGAACTTCAAAAACAACTTGGCATAGAAGTAGGTATTGGATTTAGAAGTGGTGGCCTAGCCAAGATCCTGGAGGTCTAATGGCTCTTCGTGATCCTAATCAAACATATACATATAAAATTTTCGGTAGAAAGATAACCTTACCAAAAGGTTTTGAATTAGATCCTGGTGTATCTATTAGTCAAAATAAACGAAGTGTTGAGGAAGGTTTTAGAAAGTTACAGAAATGGTTAAAAAATGCAACTCCAGAAAACTGGCTAAAAATTATGGGTAGAAATAACTCCTTTGGATATCAAATTAGAAATTATCTTTTAGGTAGAACAGGTGGCGTAAAAGACATGATAGGTAATGTAAAAGGAATGAATACCGCTAATAAAGTTTTTGATGCTCTAAATGTAAAAAGTTTACTTAAACCAGCCGACATAGAAAAAATAAATAAATTAACTACAGGTGGTAAAGGAGAAAATGTATTATCCATAGCTAGGATTGGTAGACAAAGTAACATCAAATATCCCATGTCTCAAGTTATAGAAACAATAAGAAATTTTCAAAATGGTGAAGCATGGTTAAGAGCAAATCCTGATCCAAAAGCTGTTGATGCTAGTGGTAAAAATAAATATAGAAAATTTGCAAACGCCATAAGACAAATGGAAAAAGAACAAACAAAGATAGGTGGTTTCCCATTTGGTAACAATAGTGAGAAAAAACTTTGGGCTGGTTTATATCGATCATCATATAGAGGAGACAGAATAAAAATAGTTGGAGAGTTTGCAGACGGTAATATTCCTATCAACAAACAAGGAAAAGTAGATTGGAAGATGACAAACAAAGCAGGAGTTCCTGCTTGGAAAAGAGTTAGATTTGTTGACACCGCTTTACCGGGACAACCTGTGTTTACATGGAATAATTTTAAAGGACAGGTTGATGATGTTTTTGGTGAAGGAGCTTTTAATAGAATTACAGAACCTTATGACGTACAAGTTAAAACTGGAAGTAAAAGACTCTCTAGTGGTGAAACAATTAAAAATAATACTAAAGTTAATTTATTGAGAGCAGAATTATTTGCAGCAGAGCCAGGAAGATTTAAAGCTGATGTAATTCCTACAGAAGCTGAGTATAATAAATATGTAAATTCAAGAGCAAAAAGATTTAACATAACAGAGGTGCATCACCCAGATGGCATCGGAAATAATCCATGGAAGATGGAGCCTGTATTTAGATATGCAAATAGACAACTTGATAAAGTATCTCAAGCATTAAAAGCAGGAACAATTTCTTTAGATAATGCTAAATTAGAAATAGAAAGAATTAACAGAGATGTTGGTCCAATAAGAATGAAATTAGATGATGGTTATTTTGGAACTAAAACAACAACTCAAAAAGCAACTATGCAAGCTGCAGAAAATTATTTAGATAACTTTATAAAAAATGTTAAAGGCACAAAAGGTGCGTGTAGAATTTTAATTGGAAAAGTTTTAGGTGGTCCTGTTGATGCTTGTGAGGCTATAATTAGACAAGACCCCGTAGGATCTGCACAAAAACTTGCAAACATCGAAGACTCAAGCACTGCAGTTACAAAAGTTAAAAACGCAGCATTAGGATTTTTAAAATCACCAGGAGCAAAAACATTTGGTATCGGTGCGGCTGTAGGAACAACAGTAGGACTTGTTAAATTATTTAAGAATGATGATCCAACAACTTATTTATCAGATGAGGATCAACAAAAAAGTATGTTGGTTGATATGGCAACACAACCTATATCTATTGACACAGAAAGACCTGCAATATTAGATTATCAATTACCAGCATTAGGAGCAACATTAGCTGCCTCAACAGCTGCGGTTGCACCATCTACAATCAAAGCAAGTAAATCAAGAGCACTTGGTATTGAAAGAAAACCTCCTGGTATAGCTAAAACAGGTTTAAGAGTTTTAGGTAGGGGACTAGGAGTTGCAGCATCACCTGCACTACTTGCACCGTTTGCAGCTGGAGATATCGCTAGTCAGATAGCTGCTGGGGATTCACCTACAGATATTGCAACAAATCCATTTAATTATTTATATCCTGCATTTGCAGATCAAACTCCAAGACTAACTAGAGGACTGCCATCAGTGGCTAGAAACGTCGCTAGATTAGGTTTATCAAGAGCTGCGCTAACTGGATTATCTAGATTAGGTATAGGTGGATTTGCAGCTGCTTCAGCTATACAAGGATTAGGATTATTAGATGACTAAAAAGTTAACAACTACGATACCACCAGAGAGAGGACCTAACCCACAGGGGTTGAATGTTCCTGGAAAAAAGACTATAGTGGTTTCGAACTCGGAGAAAAACAATGTCAGAAATAGACAAGTCTTTACCAAACGTAAAGCAAGAAATAGAATTACCTAGTGAAGAAGAGCTTGTAGAAGCATCCCAAGCGAATATAGAAGAAGCACAAGGTTCTCAAGATGTTCAAGTAACACCAGAAGAAGATGGTGGTGCAACAATTAGTTTTGACCCTGAAGCTATAAATCAACCAGGAACTAACGAACATTTTGATAACTTAGCAGACCTATTACCAGAAGAAGTTTTGGGTAGATTAGGTTCTGATCTTTATGAAAATTACACACAATATAAAGCATCTAGAAAAGATTGGGAAGACGGCTATACAAAAGGTTTAGATTTATTAGGATTTAAATATCAAACAAGATCACAACCGTTTACAAATGCAAGTGGTGCAACTCACCCTGTATTAGCTGAAGCGGTAACACAGTTTCAAGCACATGCTTATAAAGAATTACTTCCAGCAAATGGTCCAGTTCACACTCAGATTATGGGTGTGGTCAATAAACAAAAAGAGGACCAAGCTACACGAGTAAAAAATTTCATGAACTACCAACTCATGAATAAGATGAAAGAGTATGAACCCGAGTTCGACCAGTTACTTTTTTATCTCCCTCTTAGCGGCTCTGCC